GCCACCAGCAGCGCCTCGCCAAAGCGGTCGGTCATCTGCTGGATTGTGGCATAGGCGGGCATCGGTCAGGCTCCTGAAATTGGGTGGGCGTCTCTCCGCCCTGTCACGGTCCTGTTCTCCACCGTTCATCTGGTTCTCGCGGCCAGCCCGCCTACTCGGATCGCCTGCCCGCCGCCTCGGGGTGTGAAACGCGGTTCTCGGCCAGGTTCGCGATTGATCCTTTCGCTCTGGAATGGGTCAGGCGGCCGGGGCTGCGGGTTCGGGCGGGGGGGCGACATAAGCCACGGCCTCGGCCAACAGCAGGGCATCGGCCTCGCTCTCGGTCAGACCTTCGATGGTCTGGCCAAGCGCGTAGGTGTCGCCGTTGTGGACGATGGTGCCCAAGGCCACGAACTGGCCTGTGGCAAGGATCGGGGCGGGGGTGGGCTTCTTGGCCATGACGGGCTCCTCTTGCGGTTCATGGATGGGGGCAGCGTGCCGCCCCCACTGCAAAAACCGCTCAGGCGACCGCGTTCTGGATGAAGTAGCCGACGTCCTGCGCGCTGATCAGCTCGCGCACCCGCTCGCCGGTCCGGATGCGGAAGCCGCCTTGCAGGCCGATGTCGGGGTCTTCGATCCGGCCCGCCAGCCGGTCGCCATATTGCGCGGTAAAGCCGAAGGTGATGCCGCCCTGCTCGACGGACGCGAGCGGGTTTAGATAGGTCAGCGCGATATGCTTGCCCCAGGCGCGGGCCAGCGTCGTGGTCTGGCCTTGCTTCGCCGTGTTGGTCCAGGCGTCGCCGACCAGCACTTGCGTGATCCCTTCGCCAGACAGAAGCTCACGGAACTGGTCAATGGTAATCATGCCGGAATTGGTCAGGTTGCCCTTGACCGCATTGACCACCTTGGGGTGCATCGAGATTTTCGACCAGACTTCACGGCCCATTGTCACCGTGTTGGGGCGGTAGACCAGCGTCGCGTCCATTGCCGCGCGCAGGACGCCCAGCGGGTCAGAGTTGGTGAAGTCCGACAGTTGCGATGTGCCCGACAGGGTGATCCGGCGCGAGGCCGCATAGGAGCCGAGCGCGAAGACCAGCTGGGAGGCGCGCAGTTCACGGATGTTCTCGATGGTCTCGGTCAGCATCTCGGTCGCGCGGGCTTCAGGGTCGAACACGGTGCGGCCCTGGGCGCGGGCGGCGCTGGCCACATCGATGTCCGACTGCGGGATCGGGCTGTCGAGGCCATAGTCCGCAACATCCGAGGTCACTTCGGTGCCGGTAAATTCCAGTTGCTTGACGGCACCGCGACGGCCGACACGGGCGTCGGGCGTGTTGAAGGCTTCGGAAATCGGGTAAACCGTGTATTTGAACTTTTCACCGGCGACGGGCAGGCGCGGCAGAACCTGATCGGCAATCCGCATGGCGGAGCCGTTCTTGTAACCGATGGCGACGGCGGTCAGGACCGGGTCGACAACGAAGGGGCGGTTGGTGGCCATGAAATCCTCGTGAGGTCAGGGTTGGACAGGGTGCCGCGCCAGGACGCGACGAGACAGGGTCAGGTGCCGCGATAGAACGCGACGGGCATGGCGAGGAACTGGAACACGTCGTTTGCGACGGCGGGTTCCAGCGCCTTGCCGATGACGTTCATGAACACGCCAGCCGTGGGCACAGCGACAATGGCCTTGCTGTTTGCATCGACCGTCAGCAATGCGCCCGCTGTGATGGTTCCGCCAGCCGTGACCAGGGCAATGCCCGAGAGCGTGATGTCGACCATGTCGCCGACAGCCACGGCCCCGATGGAGCCGGTCGCGCCCACGATGGGATCGGCGTTGGTGGTCGCCCCCGCGATCTTGGACGACGCGGCGGTGTCGGAGAATTTGGCGATGAGATAGGGGCCGAGGACGGCAGAGGCCTCGAAGGCCCGGATCAGGGTCGGGATCATTGCTGAGCCTCCTTGTTGACATGCTGGATTGCGTCGAACAGCGAAACGGTCAGGCCCTTGACCTTCTGTTCGCTCTGGTAGGCGACGGCGCGGTCATGCAGCGCGCGGCCCTGCTGTTCGGCGTTCATGGCGAGTGTGGTGCCGGGGATGCGCGGCGGAATGGCTCCGGCGTGGGTTTCGCCCAGGCAGGGCATCTCCTCAATCATGGCGCGGGCCACTTCGGGCTGTTCCATGTGCAGGCTCACCCAATGTTCGCGCGCCTTGAGTGCCAGGCCCTCGCGCAGCTTCGCCATTTCGCCATCGATATATGCTTCCGAGGCGGCACGTTTTGTTGCCGACTGCATGGCCGCCACTTGTGTGGAGAGCGTCGCAAGCTGCGTGCGGGCGTCTACCGCCCCGGCCGCCTGGGTGGCCTTGGCGCTGACCAGAGCCTCGAGTGCAGGCAGATTGGCCGCATCACCGCCGACTGCCGTGGCGATCCGGGCCACGCTGCTTTGCAGCGCGCTCATCTGGGATTGGAGGGATACCTCGGTAATACCCTTGGCTGGCACATCCGCCAGCACCTCGGCTTCGGTGGCGGTGGCGGGCAGGCCGCGCTTGGTGCGAAGTTGCTCGATAAGGTTCACGGAACCCTCCTGGTTGAGCGCGGTCAGACCGCGAAGGTTTGGTTTGTTGGTGAGTGCGGCGCTGGCCAACTGGACAATCTCGCCGTCGGCAGTGTGGTAAAAAACCGGACTGATGCCGCGATAGGCACGGTCGGCCAAGAGGGCCCTGCCCGAAGGATTCCATTCGACGCGGCCCCAGATGCCATCGGCACGTTCCTGCAATTCCTTGATCCAGCCGCGCGCGGGAGCTTCACCGCCCAGATTGCCCTTCAGATCGGTCGAATGGTTTTCATCGACGGGCAATTCGCCGTTCAGGCGCGGCGCGCCCATCGACGCCGCAATCAGCGCAGTGGCATCGGCGAGTTTGTAGGGCCCGCGTCCGTCAAAGGTTCTGATTTCGCCGCCCCTTGGCAGTAGATGGACCCAGTCGGGTACTTCGCTGCCAAGGGGCAGCGGCACGGCGGACATGACCGCTTTGAGAAGGGAGGGACCGGATGTCGTCATGCCGCCACTATCGCGGGGCGGCGGGGGTCAAAACACCCGCAACGGTGTGTGGGGAACCCGGGTCTGACCTATGCCGTCAGCCTGCATGGGCGGCGGGTATCGGTCAAGGACCGAAGGCGGAGCCCAGGGCCTCGCTGATCTCGTCCAGGATGTTCTGCTCGTCCGCCTCGGACAGCCCGAGGAAGGGACGGGCCGGGATGTCGCCCCACAGATGAGGGTAGGCTTCCTTCGTGCCGCCGAACTGCATCATCGCCGAATAGACACGGTTCGACCCGATCTCGACAAAGTCGGCCCCGGCATGCGGGGTGATCTGCGAATTGAGCATGCCCGAGGGGCCGAACAGCGGGCGCGGGTCGCGTTTGCGGGCCAGCGTCACCGGCGAGTTCGGGGCCCACTTGACACCGGATGGCGAGACCCCCTCTCCAAAACGCTTCTTGGTGGAGGCAACAAGGATGTCCCCAATGGTCTCCATCAGGGGCGAAAGATCATCCAGCCTGCCCGCCGCCGCCGTCAGCGCCGCCGTGATGGCAGCATCATTGATTTCAATCTCGATCATGGCTATGTCCCTTGGTGCAGGCGTGACACGGTAATATTCTCGCGGCCGTAGCACGGTTTTCGGACCGGAGCGCAATGCAGGGTTTCCGGGCAACCGGGTGCGGGGCCCTGCCGCCTGTCACTTGATGTCCCGCCGTTCGAGCCTTTGGACAAATCGGGCGCGCTTTGCCGCATCACCGCTGATCCGCCGGAAACTGGTGACAAACAATCCATTGCCTGTACGGGTAGCCCTGACGACCAGGACATGCCCGTTGGCACCCGGCGTTTCCAGCACGTAGATCAGGGTCTGAGGCGTGTCGTGGATCACCTTGGTGGCATTTGTCACCACGGCCTGTGCCTGGGCATAGTCGCGGATCGAAAGTTCGGGGTGCCCGGCGATCTGCTTTGCGGCGGTTTCAGCGGACAGGCTGGCCACCCTGATCATCGCGCCGATGCGGGCGGCATCCAGATCCGATATGCGGACCAGCGGAAACATGCCCTTCGGTGCCGCAAGCCAGTTGCCGAACACATCAGAGGTGAGCCAGTCCTGGATAAGGCTGATTGCCGGGGCCTCGGGCAAGACATCCAGCCTGCCCGACAGCGCCTGAACCGTTTCAGCCACCGTCGCGCCCGGCGCATAGGCCCAGCCTTTGCTGACGCCTGCGGGCGTCCCGGTCGCCGGGTTGATCGCATCCCAATCGTCGGGCAACTTGATCGCCGGATTGCCGCCCACGCGCAGCGCCCCCGCCATCGACCGCGCGCCCACCACATAGCAGCTGCACCCCCAGCCGTTCGGGGGATAATGCGTGGCCCAGAACGGATGGTCGGCGGGCAGGATCAGCCCGTCCCAACCGAGGTGCTGCAGGCGGGGTTCGCGGGAATTGCCGTGGTGGTAGACCCAGTAGGCGAACCCCGCCGCCTTCAGTTGCGCATATCGTCCGGCCGCATAGCTTGTCGCCATGTTGGTCTTGTAGATGACACGGGTGCGCCAGGCCCGGCCCTTCTCGGTTTCCTCCCCGGTCCAGCCGTGCCAGTCGTGGTCCTTCACCGCCTTCGCAAAATCGCGGCGAAACTCCTCTAGCGTGGTGCCCTTGGTGATCGCCTTGTCGATCGCGCTGGCGAAGTCGGCCAGAAGCTCGGCCTTCTGCGCCCCCGCCACCATGAAGGCGCGGTCATGTTCGGCCTGCCAGACA